CCACATGGCCGTGCGCGATGTACTGCGTCTCCGGGTGCGACCCGGAGACGCAGTACATCGCGCACGGCCATGTGGCGGCATGTTAAAAGGCGGGCATTTCTGCCCGCCCCTCCTAAGGTTGCGGCATTCCTTGTCATTTGCCGCTTTCGACAAACAAAAACAGCTAAGCCCAATTTATCCGATAATGTGCGTGTGACTTGCTGTCTTTACTCTGTCTGCTGGTCTTTCCCAGCTGCCAAGATAGGATGGATCACCGCCTTTCGTTGCTGTTTCCGGCCATGCTTCCTTATCCTTTCTACTGTATTTCCGAAACGCTCTAAAGCGATTTCAGACAATAAAAAAAGCTCCTTGCGGAACTTTCTCTGTCGGTTATTCAAAAAGACATCGTCGTGTTACAAGGAAAAGCTACCGTTTTCCCATTCCTGCAATATTTTCTCCTCTCCTAATTCTTTCAAGCGTGCAAAAACAGCTGCCTCATTTTTATCCTTCGTCGATGAAAACTTAAAACAACCAATCACGGAACAAAGAAGTCTTCTGACTTCTTCCTCATTTTCTTTATTTTTGAGCCATTCATCGGGAATATAAATCATTTTACCCCCTCTTTCTGCATCGCACAGGCTAAAATACTTTGATAAACATACCGTTCTTTTTCAGTTAATGAAATTATATCTTTGCTCATTGCGTTTTTCAAATCACGTTCCCAACTTGCGCGATAATCCTCATTTTCTGGCATATCCTCAAAAAGCATATCAAGTAAATCAGCCTCATGTTTTTCTATATAGTCGTGATATTGATTATAATACCCGTCAGGAAGGGTTACAGCTTCCATTTTTTCGTAAAAGTCCATCCATTTTGCGCCGCCACCGTTTAGTCTTTTAGTGAAAGCTAGCCTTCCAAAGTCTTGAATCGTATTGCATTTAGCATATTTTGGCATTCTCTTTATTCTAGGTAGATTTTCGACTAATTTTTCCGGGTAAGCCGGCGCAAGTTTTGTTTGTACCCCATAGCGTTCAAGTAAATAATGAGCCGAAGCCTCAGTAAAAGTTTCCTCAATATTTCTCCAAGGCTCTTTTAATTTTATGTCAGGTGTCATCCCGTCCCATTCTCTTCCTTGCGCTAATAGGTGGAATGCCTCATGGAACGCCGTTTTAACGCGATACTGAATAGGTCGTTTGTCATTAGAACTCAGCACATATTCAGAATAATGTAGTTTGTCCAACGTTGTTTGATCAGCAACAGCACAATACCCGCGTTCACGAATAACATCCATTTTAACTGTGACATCGCTACGATCAATGCCAAGATCATCAATTAGTTTCTCAGCAAACGCTTGGATGTCAGAGTTAGACTTAATTTTCGAGATATCCGGAAGGCCTCGCACAATTATATCGCCTGGCCTTAAATACTTGATTCCTCCGCGCTGTTCAGGCGTTAAAGTCCTTATCCACTCGTTATAGGTCATGTTGTATGGGACACTGTACTGCTTGCCTGTTAATGGGTCACGCGCCGTCCTCATCATCTTGGCCTCGACCTTAGCGTCAAAGCGTCCACATGTCGTTGATCGACAAAACGGGTGCAAAGGTGGATAGTTTATTCCATCTTTGCGGTTTTCATAGGTGTATTCTTTGCCCGTGTCAGGGTCGATGTTGCCGTCGTGCTTTTGGCAGGTTTCAGACGTTCGTTCGTCCAAGGTTGCGATGAAACGGTAACGCTCGAAGCCCACCCGCTCGTGAACGTATGCGTCTATTTGATTGTGTACCCGGTTTGTTTCTGTCCGCAGAAGTCGTTCTGTTGCAAAATTCGCCCCGGCTCGATCAGTGTTAATTAGCGTTTTTAGATCATCCATGCAGCGTCGCCAGCTTCTGCCGGTGCTTACATTAAGCGCAATAGCTGCTTTCGCTCTGTTAGCGACGGCACTAGTATTTGTCCACACCCTGTCGGAAAAATGCTTGCCCTCCCATTTCTCATCGAGCGTTGCGTGAATAAAATCATCTGTGATGGCCGCGAAAGCAAAAGAAAGCCCCGTGCCGTGCTGAATGTCGTACATCGTGGTCATGTAGCTCATTCTTGCGATAGCCTGAAGCGCTTCGTCCATCGTTGATATCTCTTTAGGGACGATAGAATATAGCGTCGCGTCCAACGATTCATAAATGGCCTCAAGCCTCGTTATACGTGCTGCATAGGCGGGAGCGTTAAGCTCTGCAAGGATCCTGTTCCGTTCTTTTTCTGTCAATGCAGCGTTTAGCCTCTCCCTAAGCATGGCGCGGTGTTCTGCTGTTTGCTTGACGGTTAAAAGGTGTTCTGCCTCTTCCGGGCTTGTCATCCCGGATAAAACGAAGCGGTTATAAATCCTTTCGATATCTTTTTTGATCTGAAAAAACGCGCGAGCATGGAGCTTGCATATCTCGTCATAATAGTCGCGCGAAAACTGTTCAATTCTTGTCAGGCGTTCAAGCGAGCGTTTCTCCCAGTAATCCGGCGTCCGCGTGTTCATGTTCAGGCCTCAGTTTCATTCTTTTCGTTTTCAGCTTCTATCTTCTCTTGATCTTCAGGAAGGCCGCCGCCGAACATTTCGCGAGCTTTCACGGCCTGTTCTTCCTTTTGCTGCTTCATCATCTCCAAGGCTTTTGCAGGGTCAGGAATAAACCAAAGCAGTCCATACAAAAGCTCATCAGGGACAATGCCCGCAAGCTGAGCCACAATCCCGGCAATTTCCGCCTGATTGACGGGCAGAGAGTGTGTGAAAACGACATCCACCTTGTTCACGTCCAGCGCTTCACGTTTAATTTTGAAGATGTTTGAAAAAAGCTTCATTCTTTCGTACAAACCGGCTTCAAAATAGCGTTCTTTTAGGCTCGTCAGCTCAGACAGCAGCAGGAGCTTGAAGCCCATCGCAACGCCCGACGAGTTCCCCGCAAAGTTCTGATCGGCAATGTTCGGAACCATCGAGAAGCGGTGAATATCTTCTGAAAGCGTTCGGCTTAGAATGTCCGCGTCTGCTTCAACAAGCTGTTTTGTCAGATAGGACGCTTCAGAATCCTTGTCAAGTTCTAGCAGCCTGTGTTCCCTCAAATACTTCATCGTGTCTGAGGTTTCATCAAAGTCATCGCCGAAGGATTGCCCCTTAATAACTAAAATCGCATCTACAAAGGCTTCCTTATCGTTGACGCGGTCAGACTGAAGCAAGTTATAAGCATCAATCAGAGAGATAACGCCTTCAAAATCGCCCTGTTCTTCTTCGTTGTTTCGGTACTCGAACATGGGAACGTCCCCGAAGTAATGCTGTTCTTCTTCGCCGTCTTTCGTCCACTCGCCGTCGATGTCGTCGCCTTCAGTTTTGTATTTTGATATTTTGCTTGCCGTGTAAACAGTGATCTTATACCCGTTGTCTTTTCCCTCTTCGTCTTTGACTTTAAAATAATGAACGGCAAACATACGCTTATGCTCCACCGTGTCATCATGGACAACAAAAGCATTGCGCGGGTCAAGCTGCACCGCGACCGGAACAGGGTCATCGTCTGTGCTCATATAGTCAAGCTCAACGGCCTTCCCGAATACAGAACAGTCCTGTTCTAGCTCTGAATCAATCGCAGAAATGTTTTGATGGTCATAGGCCTCCTGAATCGGCTGAAATGCGCTTTCTGCGGCTTCGTCTACCGTGTATTTAACAGGCCGCCCGACCATGTGGCTTGAAGCCGTCACCGTGATAATTCTTGCGTGATTGCAGACAATTCTGTTATTAGGCGTAAATTCAGACTTCATTTTGCGTTTAAGAATGGTATGCTGCCCGATAAAGTAGTTATTTAGCTTGTTCCATCGTTCAAGCTGCTTTTGATGCTCTTTGATGCAGGATTTCAGCATTTTGTCTGATGGATTCCCTTGCTCATCCATATACGCTCTATCTCTGATAATCATGCTATAGTCCTCCTGCGTACTTGTCGTGAATTCTTACTTTTCCGACCTTCCCGTATACCGTATAAATGACATAACGAAGCGCATCTAAAAAGTGATCGTTCGCTTTAATAGGCCGGTCGTCTCCGCGTTCTTGTGCCTTGTCGTCCCACACATAAGACAGCAGCTCTTTTCTCATGTTCTCAGCGGCTCTAACGACTTTTAAGCGCCTGTTCTCAAACAATGTCGAGACGGATGAAATCCCGTTCAGAACGTCATTGTTAGCACCTGCGACTTTTAGAGTTGTGTCTACCTTGATTTGATCAATAAATGCCAGCGCGGAAGGGTCAACAATGACCGTTCTAACTTCTGCATCGCCGATAAAGTCGATTAGCTCTTTGACCTTTCCCTCATTCGTCAGACTGGTTGCCCGGTGTTCTTTTTCGACATATAAGCTGCCGTCATTCAGCTCACAGACCATCACATAAGCTGTCGGATTGTTTTGTCCATAGTCGACACCCACGAAACGGCGGCGCACGTTGTCGCGTTCAGTGTTCGTGTAAATGTCTTTTTCTGTGATGATAGGCACTTCGTCAACGAGATTTTCCTCGCTGAACATGTTATAAATTACGCCTTCTGCCATCGCCCAAAGGCCGAGAATATAACGCAAATAAAAGACGCCGGAATATTGCGTAGCGTATTCTTTGCGCTTCTCGTCAGAAAGTGTCAGGTTGTCTTCCATGGTAAAGTGCAGGTAGTAAAAATTCTTTTCTTTCGCCCGGTCAACAATTTCAAGCTTCATCCAGTGATACGGCCCTTCCGGGTTGCAGTTCACAAAGATTTTCGAGCCGTCAACAGAGCAACGTCCCATCATCTGCTCGACAAAAGAACGCGGGAAAAGCGCCACTTCATCAGCGTATGCCCCTGCTGCCGTCATACCTTGGATAACGTCCTGAGAGGCCTCATTACTCGCACCGAACAGGTGATAGGTATTTGTCCCGACTATGATGTAATTGTTAGAACGGTTATAGTCATACGCCATGCCCCAAGCTCTCAAAATGCTGAGCATGTGCTTGACGACATTTCGCTTTAGCGCGCCCATGGAGCGTCCCGCGATGATGAAGTCTTGATTCTCAAAAGTGTTGAGGCTCCACTCAAGGAAAGAGCAGATCATGGCTATCGTCTTTCCTGAGCGAATGGCTCCATCGGCTATGATGACAGTTTGCTTTGCGTGTGGCGAGCCTTCTCTCCACCAAGCAAGCAGCTTCTGCTGTTTCGGTGAGAACGGCTGAAAATCAAAGCCGCCAGCGTTAAAGCTTCGCATCATTTTGGCTGCTCTCCTCTAATCCTTCAGGTGTTTGTACATCCTCATCGCTGAAAAGGTCTGTTATTTTTTCGGGGGGAATTGCTTTGCTTGCTTCTAAGTAACGCTTCAGGCCTTCGCCGGTCTTATCGTCAGAATCTGTATAGTTCCAAATAGGCCGCCATCTATCACGCTTGCGGTTATACAGCCACGCCATAATCGCCGCTATGTTGCCTTTCAGCGCCTCACGCAAAAGCGCGTTCTCCACGAGCGTATCTATATAGGCTTTGCCCTTGTTGATGGCGTCGTCGATTGCTTTTGAGCGCTTGCGCCAGTTGTAAATAGTTTGACGTGATATTCCGATTTCTTTTGCGGCCTCAGCGTCCGTCATCCCTTTATCTCGATAAAGAAAAGTTAGATAGGCCTGTCCTTCAAGTGTTTCAAATTCAGACATTTTTGGCCGCTTGTCGGGGTTCTGCCGCTCGAATTTCATGCTGAATCTCCTTTTCTGGTCAATAAAAAACGCCCTCAAGGGGCATTTGCTGGCTCTCAGTTATGTTAAAAATTTTTTGAGAAATTGATTATGCAGCTTGTTTTAGGGCTTTAGCTCATTGATTGAGATATTTATAATTTGCATGATTTACTCTGCCACCTTTTTTATAGTGTCAAACTTAATAATTTTAAGTTATGTTTTTAGCCTATACATGAGTTATTTTTAGTGCTATAATGAGCTAATAAAGCAATAAAAAAGAAAGTGATTTTTTTATGAAAGCTCTCACAATAAAGCAGCCTGCGCTGTATCACATAGCCGCGGGCTTAAAAACGGTTGAGCTGCGAACATGGGAAACGCCTTACAGGGGGCCTATTTTGCTCTGTTCGTCTGCTTCTGCCTGTGGAGTTGGCCGGGCGCTGCCTTGCGGGTATGCTCTTTTGATTGCTGATCTAGTCGACGTCAAAAAATTGACACCGGAACTTTTAGAGGCGGCTTACATCGAGGATTTACAGGATCCTGAGAAATATTTCGCATGGCAACTCGACAACATAAGGATGTTAGCCGACCCTTTTAAGATAAAAGGCAAATTACGCCTTTTTGACGTTGATTTCGACGAGCAAGCCGCCGAACTCATCTTTCCGCCTTTTACGTATGATAACGGCGAATGTACTGTTATCGACTTTTGGGAATACATCGGCATTACCAATCTTTGCCGTTAATTCTGCGAAGGACTTCCACGTCGATATATTCTTCACTCGGCGAAACGCCGAATAACTTGAAAAGCCGTTTGCGTTCTTCGCCGTCTTTGCAAATCACGGTGAAGTAGTAGTTAGCGTCGTTCAATTCCTCGAATTTTGCCCGATAACGTTTTTTATCGTCTTTCATCTGAGCGAGCATTTCCTTGTTTTCTTTCACGTCTTTAACATCAGTTAGACGCTCGACTAGCTCACTTCCACCAAACATAAGTTCTATTTCTGATTCAGAGAAGCCCATTTCATTGACGTCCGCGCCGAAATCCAGCATTTCATTCAGCTTATCAAGGTCAAATTCGCCCATCATAGACTGATTGTTCATCTGAACGTTCATGGCCATCTCTTCCGCTTCGTCTACATCCACCGCGGAAACCGTCAGCTCATAGTCTTGCGTACCCTCTAGCTCATCCATTATCCTCAAACGCTGATGACCGGAAACAAGATTCCCGGTTCTTTTATTCCATGTCAGCGTCGTAGTGAGGCCGAACTTTTTCAAGCCTTTTTTCAGCCTTTTCTCAGCGTCTTTTGAAATAACGCGCGGATTATAGGGCGCGTTTTTTATGCTTTGCCTGTTGATGGTTATAATTTCAAAACTTTGACTTTTAGCTATTGCCATGCAGCTCTCCCCATTTCATTTCAGCCTCGATCAGCGGGAAATTTGATTTTATTTTTTCAAAATCTTCGGGCCATTCTTCCCTTATTTTCACGAGCTCTTTGTAATAAAGCCCGGAAAAAGAGCAGCCTAACACTTTATATTCAAGTCCAATCGGTAGGTTGAATTGTTTTGTATAGGCGATAATATGGCTTTTATTCCAAAAAGCGACCGGGTACAGGCGATATGCGCCCCAATGGATGCTAGAGTGTTCCCGAATCATGCTTCTTCTGAAAATGCTGTCAGATATCCTCTCGCCGCCCGCTATCCACGTATAGCCGCTCAAATATCGGATATAATCGTGTGCTTCTGAGGGCTTCACAATTTTCACGTCTAGGTCGTATTGTCGGAAACTCCCGTAACGGTAATATTCCGAAAGCATGAAATGCGGCAATCTCAAGATTTCAAGATCATATTTGTTTTCGTAATATTTGATAATACGTTCTTGGAAGTCCAAGCCTTTAACAATGTACATGAAATAGGGAAAGACATGCTTGAAATATTTCACGCATAAATCAAGCGTCACAACACTGTCTTTCCCTCCTGAGAAGCCCACTATTACTGAATCGGTTAGCTGTGACATTATCCTTATTTGATCGAATAGTGGTAGCATGATTAGTTCCCTTTCCCGCCGCGTGACTTTCTGTTAGCTGCTTTTTTAATGTCTCGCGCATTTTTTGTCGCAGCTCCTGAAGTAAAACGGGTTATGCCGGTATTCCGTTCAATCATCCTCTGATAATCCGTTTTTGCCATGGTTATCACCTCCTTTCTATTTGCTTCAAAAGTAAAAGAAAAGAACGGCTCCAATTCCTGAAACCGTTCTTTTCATGGGGGCTTTGCTGCTCGTTTAGTCTCTCATTACTATAATACCATGCGTGACAAGGACATGTTTCCGACACGATTCTGTCGTGTTATTCCGTTATTCACTAATTTTTATCGTTTTATACACCGTTCGCGCCGAAAAACAGGATAGAAAGTTTTTTATAAGCGTCTGATATATCCCTTTGTATGGTTCTTTCGTCGACATCAAAGAGTTCTGCCAGCGCTTCATTTGAAAAAGGTTTTCCGCGCCCGTCAGAGCCTCCAAGCGGGTCAACAAATTTGCGCTTGATAATGTTTGCCTTGCGTTCTTCCCCGGAGGCCTCACAGAGCCTATAGAACGTGTTCAAGGCGCTGTCTATATGCGTTAGTATGGTAAACGTTTCTGCGCGGCTCTGAGCGATGGCAGCGATATATGTCGGTATCTTTTGCCCGCCGATGTACCAGTCCACGCTATCCACGGCATTATCACAAAACGCCTTTAGATAGCGATAGAACTTCAAAGCCGTCTTAATGTCAAAGCGCACGTTTGTTTTTTCAATGATTCCCTCCGGGAGTTCACCTGCTATTTTCTCGCGTTTAGAAGCCATTTCATCCTCCGCTGTGGTATCATAGTATTTGACACTGTACCATTCACCACGCCGGAAGATTCCGGCTATTTTTTTATTCTTAACCGGCGAAGTTTTGCCCAGATTTTTGTTATCATATCAACGTTTTTTGTTATCATGTCCCGGATTTTGCTTTCAGCCGATCAATCTCGGCATTGAGCACATCAATGATGATGGACTGATGATACTCGTCATTAATGACAATCCACCCATATTGGCTAAGATCATACATGGCATCAGCAAGCGTTTCTTTTAGATCGTCTATGCTGTGAGGCTCGTTATCCATGGCTATTGCTCCTCCTCTTTAATGATTTGTAATCCACACACATCAGCAATTGATTTCTCAACTTTTGCACCGAGACTGTCTTTCCAGCCATTGAGCAAAAATATTGCATCACAAGTGAGCATTAGCTCAATTGAATTTCTCATGTAATCCGCCCTATCAAGGTCATCCACCATCCAAGCGGTATGCTTGGGGATATAGCCTTGTCTTTTTAGCCTTTCAGCTGCCAAGTAAAACGCCGCGCGATTATAATCCGGCTTCCCTGTCATTGGTCCAGCAATGTAAACTTTCACTTTTTTAGCTCCTCGTTTTTCTTCTTCTCTTCTTTTTTGAAAAGCTTTATCATGTTCTCGGCTGTGCAATCTCTGATCTCGTCATAGGTACACCACAGGCAGTCATCAATGTTGCTAATGTCCAGTGTGTAACAAATGGCTATAAGGCTGACCAAGATGTCGCCCACCGCGTCCTCTTGCTCGATGTAATCGTCGCGCAAAATAGCAGCGGCAAGCTCCCCAACTTCTTCCTGAAGCTCCACGGCCTGCCTGTAAGGGTCCGTTTTATCAATGCATCGTGCACTCACCAATTCTTTTACTTTTGCGATGAGTTCTTCCATGGTTAGTTCGTTTGTCATTGGTTTTCCTTATCCTCCGTATTTTCAGCCTGTGAATCCAAGCAAGCAGCGCGCAATTTCTTTAAACGTTTGTAAACTCTTTTTGAGCCTTAACATAGCCGTCAAGATATCCCGCGTTATAGCGTTCGCTTTCTTCAACTCTCATATTCCACCCATCGATGGCTTCATCTTCATCGTTAAAATATCTACTGCTAGCAGCGCATGAATTACAGGTAGCAATAAATCTTTCAGTGATAGGGCTTCTCACGATTTCGATATTTTCACTACCGCAAAACGGGCATGGCTTTAGTTTCTCTTTCATTTTCAATCCCTCTCTGTTTTTTTACAGCACTAGCTGCATTTGCCGTTTTTCCATTTCAGCAGCAACTGAACGCTCGTTACTATAGGCTATTAAGCTTTGCTGTATGTTTTTTGCGAAAACATCATCAAATCTTTTGCAGTATTCTTTTTTAATCTCAAAGCCGTAACTCTCACGTCCCAGCTGCTCAGCAGCCAGCAGAGTTATTCCGCTTCCCGCCACAGGGTCTATGACCACATCTCCGGGGCCTGTGAAAATCGTGATGAGTTCCCGCATTAAATAAATGCTCTTTTGCGTCGGGTGTATTTTGGGCGTCTCTGTGTCTCGCTTGTACTCAAAGCAGTTATAGATCATGCGCCCATCGTTTCTAAACTTCGGAAGCTTGTCCCGGTAAAGCAAAACAGCATATTCACAGTTCCCAACAATGCGCATATTGGCTTTGAGTACTTGAGGTGAATAGTTTTTGCGAAAAATCAGATTGATGTAATTCTGGAATCCGTACTGTCGCCCTAACTCAATCAGCTTGAATTGCTGTTCGTACCCGCAAAAGATAATCATGCATCCAGCGTCATTCGTTTTCTTCGGCTCTTTTTTCAGCATACGGTTAGCAAAGTGCATAAACTCTGTGACGCGGAAGTTTTTGTCAGTATCAAAAAATTGCGCTCCGGCAAGCTCTGATTCTCCTTTCTTGTTATCCCCGTCCACGTACCATTGAGGGTTTGAGCCGTACGCCTTATTCCCCACGTTATAGGGGATGTCCGCGATAATAAGCTGAGCTTTAGGGATGTTGTATCTCTTGAAGTTTTGAAAATTATCATTGAAGAGTTTCATTTTTTTCTGTGTCCTCTGATGGTATGTTCGCAAACAGGTATAAGCTTTCTAGTTCTTCTTTAGTGTGTACGCGCTGCTCAAAGTTACCCCTCGGGTCAAGCCGTTGTGATGATTTATACTGTCCAGCTCCTCCCCGGTACTTCCCTGCATTATCCTGAGCGCTGGAAAGCCAGCGAACACAGAAAGCCTTTATGCCTCGTGCTGTCTTTCGGCGCTGCTTGTTAGCGTCTAGCCATGCGTACATCTTTTTCAGCTCCTGTAAGATGTCCACAGCAGGAAACAAGCTGCACCACTCTTTATATTGCGTCTCAGTAACCGGCCACATGCTCCCGTTATTCAATGGAAGCTCAATAATTGATTTTTCTTTTGTTTTTTCAGGTTTAGGCGCTGAGGCCGTTTCGGACTCAGTGCTATAGATATCTCTTTTATTCTCTTCTCCTTTACTTTTATTTACTTTACTTTGTGTACTTCTGTTACCATTAACTCGGTTATTGTCGTCATTAACTGAGTTATTGCTAACATAAACTAGGTTAGTGAAGTCAGAAACATCGATAAGAAGCAGTTTTTTATGAAGTTCGACTTTAATTCTGCGATTAGCCGCACTTAAATAGCGCTCCTGTATTCCAATGGATGTGAGCACGTGATATTTGTTATAGGTATCGGCATCGAAGAAGCCCGCCTTGACCGCCTTATCGACAGTATCCTGTACTGCGCCATCGCTAACCCCAAGTTCATCAGCAATTAGAAACGGCATATCGTTATCCCACTTCATGTAATACCCTTTATCTTTATAGATATTACAGAGCAGGCTGATTAGTATAGATACGGAAGCTGCTCCGCCAGCTCGCATAACCTTTCTGACTTTAACGTTTTGCAAGAACCCAGTATCAAATGGAAAGTAATCTAAACCTTCCTTAGGTGGCCTTGCCACAGCATCACCCCCTTACCTCTTCCGTGCCCATCGATCGAGAGGACTTGTGATATCAACAATACACACCTCACACCGCGGGTTTTCTGCATAATATTTGCCTGAAATAACATTTGATATCATTTGATCATCTTTCCACGCAATGCCGTTTAAAGCATCGCCGAAAACCTTAACGATGTTATCAATGTCAGGCTTCGTTGCAGCCCTAATCTCACCGCTCAGCGCGAGTTCTTTCCATTCTTTAGGCCGGCTCTTTGGTATGGGAAAATAGACGCAAATCATAAAATCATAGTATCCAGAAAGTTGCCATTCCCCTTTATAGGCGTTCAGCGCTTCCATAGCACATACTTTGATGAGATTTTCATAACTAGCCGTTTCTTTCGGCGTGTACGCCCTGCCCGTTGCCCGTAAAAACCGCGGGCGTCCCTTGCCCTGTGGAGGCCCCGGAACAGTGAATTTAAAATATCTGATATTATCCATTTCCGCATTTCCACGCAGCAATATCATTCCCGGACGCCGTAAAGACGTCCGGGGAAAATGGCTATCCGATGATGACGAAATCCTCTAAGATGTCGTCATTAAGTTCGTTTCGGAAATATTCTTTGATATTGTTAACTGCTTGAATCTTCCATGCTCCTCCATCGGCCTCCCACAATCCGCAATAAATGGCCTTTTCATTATCGCCACATTCACGGTCTTTCATGCGGAAAATAAAGGCTGATGCAGGTTGCATGATGTCAATGAATGTCCGATAGGGAGCGAGTGTGACCGGATTCGGAATTTTAACATCCTGTTTTTCATTCAGAATTCCCTTGATGATTGTCGCTTTCTGGCTCATCCCACTATCTGAGTATGAGGAGATGGTTCCGGCCTGAACGTTTGAAATGAGATTAAGCAAAAGGGCATTATCGGTATTTAGCTCCTCCGCATTTTCAAAGCAGCTCGCAAGCTGAATCTGAAATTGCTCGCGTTCGATATATTGCCCGATATAGATATCCGGAAGAACAGCTTGTGCGATCATGATCTGGCGTCTTTTCATATCATTATCCAGTTCAGAAATAAGCTTAACTGTCTTTGGTGATGAAACATGAATGATGAATCGCCCGGCATCTTCGCGGAGGGAATCAAGATTTGATTCTATATAGTCGAGCATACTGCTCAGGGTAGATACGCGCAATTCTTCCGGGTATTTGAATTTAGGAATTCTCGTGAGGGATTTATCCGTATAATATTCACCTTCACATTCGACAAGAGAAGGGCCACCCATTCCCTGAATAAATTCTAGCGCTTCACGTGTTAAGTCCATGTCAGTTCACCTGTTCCTTTCTCAAATCGACGACTTTGTCAGGATAATTCATGATTTCTCCGTCTTTGTTGGCTTGGTAGCCGTCAATGTCTTTTGCTTCTTCAAGGCTCATTTGCCTTGCGTCGATCGTCCTATACTCCACGGCAAACGCCTTCCCGGTATCAAGGTCTTTACCGGCGGAGAAATTCGCGATAATACCTTGAGGCGGGGCGAGCTTAGTTGTAACGTCACCGACCAATCCCATGACGCTGCGCGTCTCATCTTGTGCGCAACTGAGTGTGATAATGAGCTTGCGCACAGGCTTAAAGCTGACGTTAGGATCCTGCATATTGTCCAGCAGCTTCTGCCATTCCTGCTGTACTTTTTCTGCTAAGGCTCCGCCTGCGATTTCATTTAGATTAAAAATGTTGTTTTGATTCTCCATGTTTTTTCAAACTTCCTTTCTTTTCTAAAACGGCACCGTAGAATAGGCCTTTCCCGCTTCGGCAAACATGGCCTTATCCTTGATGGCTTTCGGTATAGAATCATCCTTGAAATACTCAATAAGATCGAAGTTATTGCCGCTCATATGCGTAAAAATCAGCAGCTCCAGTGTAGGAAACATGGGCATAGCTGCTTCAACGGCCTGATTGACGGAAAGGTGTCCAAAGCCGGAAGAAACACGACCGGAAACATAAAGGCCGCTGTCTGAGCGCTTCGCGTTTTCTTCCATGCACTCCTGCGTATAATTGGCTTCGATGATGAGGACTTGCGGGCGAAGGTGTTTGACTTCGGGGACTTGCCCCGCGTCAACGATATAAAGCAAGGCTTCCCCGTCCATGTTGATGAGAAAGGCGCAAGGCTCTTCGGCGTTATGAATGATGTTTATTCGCGAGAACTCAATGTCTTTTAGCTCGTGAATATCCCCGATAGCAATAAGTGGCGCGTCATGGTTCGCTTTGATCTTTTGGGGCAGCATGTTTAAAGCCTTCAATGTTCCGGGCGTGGCTATCATTGTTGCGCCGTATTTGCTGTGTAATTCGTCAGCGTATTTTGCATGGTCGCCGTGTTCGTGAGTGATAAAGAATGGCTTATTTGCGATACTAAGTCCCTGATCTAAGATGGCATCAGGAGGTGCCCCGGCGTCTAAAAAGACGCCGGTTCCGCTCTCTGATTCGCAATAAAAGCAATTCCCGGATGAGCCGGTAGCAATACACTTAATCCTCATGATTTAGCCCTCCATCCACGATTCATCGGGGAAAGCGTATTGCTCCCCTAAATTTTCAGGCGCTTCGACCGTTGCTTGGGCTTCTTCTTGAGGCTGAGCGTTTTCGCTATTAGCGTTTTCCATCTCGGGAAGCGCGATGGTTTCAGGCGTCACGTCTTTCATTTCTTGTTCGGCGGCCTGATCTTCCATTTCTTTCAAGGCTTTTTCAGCCCCGTCAGGCAGCTTAATGCTGATGCGTGTAGCATGGCGGCGGATAGCCTTAGCCTGTGCCATCTCGTCATACCATTTTGTCCAAGCCTGGCTGTCCGGCGCTTTGCTTTCTTTTCTCCTTTTTTCGATATCTTCAAGGCTGTGCGTCATGATTTTGCTCGTCCCATCCTCAAACGTCACGATCGTGACATATCCCTTTCTTTTGCCAGAACCGAATACATCTTCTTCGTAAGTCCAAATATCATTTCCGGGCGTCCGCTTGACGGTGAATGTGTCGCCCTCTTTGATCGTAAAGCATGAAAAATCAATGATTTTCTTCCCGACGGAATAAAGAAGCACAAGTTTTTGATAGCCTTTAGCCGATGGGCTGCATTGAAGTTCGACTTTTCCAGTCTTTTTATTGCCATACGGGATGGCGTAACACTCGTTATTCCCAGCATCAAGCCCCAGCGTCACCATGCGAATGCAGTCCATCATAAATTTAGACGCGTCCACTTTCGACCAATCGGCGCCGTATCCTTCAAGCGCCGAGTTTCCCCGGATAACGAGGTTCGCGGTGAGCCTTTTAGCCTCTCCTGAGCCGATAACATCCGGAAGCGTTGCGACTTGCTCCGCAACTTTCGCCATGAAATACTGAGTGACGCTATTCACACGCGCCTGTGCCAGCGCTGTATTTTTTTCTGACATTTTTAATTCCTCCACTTATTTTTTGCTTGCTGATGGAAGTCCATCAACGACGCTAAGCTCAGCATCTTTAACGGCCAGCCCGATAATGAGCTGACCCTTTAATGCTGAAAAATCCACATCGGTATAGCGTTCCCCGTTATCAATGAGAATCGGGCAGCTAATCCCTAGTTTTTCTTTCAAAAATTCTGTGAGCTCAAGACCGGCTTCCAGCTTCCCGGCAGTGTTAAGTTCTGAGTACGGCACGCCATTTTTCAGAATTTCAAACGTTTCTTTGGGCGCGCCGTTTTTCTGGATATCCAAAACTTTCACACTGATAGTTTTAAAGCTGCTGTTTACGGCCTTAACGATCATCTCCGCGCGATAAAACAAGAAGTCTGCAAGGTCTCTGAGAAACTTCTGCGCCTCTTCAAAATCCTTGTTAATGTCGCGCTCTCGCTGTTTTAATTTGTCCCGCCGCTCGTTGTTTTCGCGGATATAATCGGCCTGAGCGCATTGCTGATTCAGCTCGTCTATGCGCTCTTGCATGGCGCTATCAATCGTCGGGATTTGTACCGGCTCAGGGAGGTTCGCAAGCTTTTGCTGTGCCTCTTTAATCGCCTGATTCACCTCTCCTGATTTTGTTTCATCTGCGGTAATTTCAGCAGCTTTAAGGTTGGCTAATTCTTGCTTTGCTCCATAAATCTTTTTAGCGATAGAAATCCCTTCATCGGCTATGCTTTGCCTGCGCTCGTTAAGTTCGGCTTGCAAGGCCTGAAGCTTATCTGTTGGGAGTTTTTGCCCGCAAAAATGGCAGGTATCATCAACCGGGCGAAGCGCTTTATAGTCTGCTGTCAGTTCAGCTCGTATGCGCTCCATTTGCTTGATTTCGTATTCTTTCGCGGAAACTTTAGAATCGTGTTCTAATTTTACGCGCTCAAATACAGCTTCTCTTTGGCGTTCGAGCCTTTGAAGCAATGCTTGCAGCTCGTTTTTATCAGAAGCTATGGCCGCGTTTTTCTTTGCGGCCTCTTGAATATCCGCTTCAATGCCTTTGATTTTCTCGCGTAGCTTATCGCGCTCAGCAAGAGCAGCAGAGCTATCAAAAAGCTGCTGGCCTCCCAGTTGCTCATCAAGTAGTTCCACCTGAGCGCGGATTTTATCTCGTTCGGCTTCTAAGTCCTTGACTTTGAGGTCGTATTTGTCGATGAGTTTTTCAGGTTCAGCGTCACTCAGTGCCGGGCGTAAGTTCGTGCGTGTTTTAACGCTCTTCTTCTCCATGTAATCGCAAACAGCCCCGGATTCAGGCGTGGGGAAAAACTGCATAAAGGTTTCCCGCTGCTCTTTCCAGTGGATTTCAGGGAAGTACAAGGGATTGCTGTACATTTTGAAGCGCTCCGGCGTGCCGAAGATTTCAGCAACAAAAGCGTCAAATTCTTTCAGCGTTTTGCATGGAGCGCCGTCAATGTACGTTTGAGCCGTTTTCCCTCCCTTGAGTTGCCGCCTAAGCTCACGTTTTTGCCCGTTAATGCTTAGCGTTAAGATCACATCCGGCTCGGCCTCTGTCGCGCTGTTGTCGACGTTTAAGGGAACGATGTCAAACTTAGACCGATCGTCAAGGTCTTTTCCAAAAAGGCACCATGTGATTGCGTGGAAAGTGTTGGTTTTCCCGCTTCCGTTTTTGCCGATAATGCAGCAACGATCAGAAAACTGATGGCTACGATTTGAGATTTGCCTAAAATTAGAAATGGCGATAGCTTCAAATTTCACGGTATTCATGCGCGCTCTCCTCCCCGCCCGGTTCTTGGCTGCTCAAACTCGATAAATCGATCAATGATTGCGACTTTAGCGCCGCGCTTGCGTAGCCAGCTGACGAGCACTTGCTCGCGCTCAGTCTGCCCGTTTCGGCGTAAAACAATGGTCGCCCCCTTGCGTAAGCAATCATCAATCAAACGCGCTTGCCGCTGGTCGGGTGCAATCGAGCGGTATAATTCCATCGTTTCATCAGGATTCATTAAGTAAAAATTATTTTTCATGGCTCATCCTCCCCGGAAGGCACAAGCCCGAAAGACAAAAGCAGATAAAAGAGGCTGCAAGGCCTATATATGGGGATATCTCGCCGTCAACGATACTCACGGCGCAGGCGCTGCCGATGATAAAAAGCCCCATAAATAGCGCGGCTCTTAACAAGCTTTTAATGATTCTCATGCCCGGCCTCCAATCTCGTATAAAAGAGTTTGCCGATGTCGTGACGTGTTAGCTTGTAACAGTCTTGCCATTTAATAATCCACTTTGACGGGAAGGGCGAGCCGCAAGCCCGATAATAAGACACCGCGCCGGGTGTGACATTGACCTCCCGTGCCATGTCTTTGTAATAAATGCCGAAATATTTGCGCCACTCGTCAAGCGGCCTATAATCGATTTTTCGTGGTATAATAGCCATGTGTTAATCACTTTCTAGTCTGCCTTTGCAGACGCGGCCTGAGCGCTGGTATCGCTTGGGCTTTTCTTTTTTCTTGATTTCTTGATATCCTCTGCCAGTTGCAGAATTAAATCCTCGGATTTTTCAGAAATTGTTAAAATCGTCCTTTCAAGGTGTACACCAATCAAGTCAGCATCCGTCAGGTCTGCTCCCGTTAGGTCGGCGTCAATCAGGCTGGCATTTGTCAGATCGGCGCCAATCAGGTTGGTTCCTCTCAGGTCGGCATTTTCCAGATCAGCGCCCGTTAGGTCGGCATTAATTAGACAGGCTTCCGTCAGACGGGTATTTGTCAGATCAGCGCCCGTTAGGTCGGCATAGGTTAGATCGGCATAGGCTAGATTGGCATGCGTCAGGTCGGAATTCATCAGTTTGGCTCCTCTCAGCTCGGCATTCATCAGGTCAGCACGCTCCCCGCCTGATTTTCCTCTCAGCCACAGCTTATGTTTCTTCAAAATCTCGTTCAGTTCTTCTTGTGTCATGTGTTTCTCCTTTTGTATGTATTAGAACAGCCAAAACATTTTTTTCTCTAGATTCTTTACCCGCGCTTCAAGTCGATATAGTCGTACGAGGATTTCTTCTGTATCTCCATCTTTACCGCCGATATATTCATCTGCCTCTTCATCCATTCGCGTGTCACTTTGTGTCATTGCTGTTTCTCCTTTCTTCCTGCGTATGATGATTGGTTTGTAAGTAATCCATTTGTCCAAAGCGAATTAAAGAGCCGAGGCTTTTGTGACTGAGCACCTTGCCACATACTCCTGATAAGCGTCGCGGAATTCTTCTTCGCTTACCGGCGGATAGCAAAAACTCATTCCGGCGAAAATGTGAGTTTTGATATCAGGCTGTGTTTCTGAGGGTTTTAGGATAACTGAGTAGCCCTTGCGATTAATGAAGCCACCGTCTTGTATTGCTGCAATAAGGACATCATTTTTGTTTGTGACGATTATTTCTGTCACTGTCGTTCCGCCAATTACCATGACATTTCTCCCTTCTATTATGCTTTAGTTGCTTATTGATCAACCTGTTGAGTAAAAAAAATGCTCATAACATCTTCCGGATTAGTAATACCCAAAACGTCGCACAAAATTTCTACTTCGCCTCGCGTGAAATCACTTTTGCCGCTTAGCTTGTTGTATAGCGCCTGATCGGTTATATCAAGAGATTTTGAGATAAAATTCTTTTTTATACCCTTATCATTTATTAGTTGCTCTAGCGCCTCTCGGTTCATCTGTAGCACCCCCTTTCTGGTTGATTGTGATTCAACTATATACTGTGTTGCACTGGCTGTCAACTATTTTTGTCGTAAAATAAAAAAATAGTTGTGTTATTTGACAACTTGTAATATTATTGTCACATAAGCTAATTTAGGAGATGAATCCTATGAACTTCGGAGATCGAGTTAAATTTAGAAGAGAAAGTCTAGGGATGACGCAAGAAGAGCTTGCGTCCAAATTAGGATATAGCGGAAAGTGGACTATATCGAAGATAGAAAATGGAAGCTCTGACATCCCGCGTCAAAAAGTTGTGGAATTTGCAAAAGCGCTAAAAACCACTCCTGTTTTTTTAATGGGATTTACTGAGGATGCTCTTGATTATTCGAGCTACGGCCTTACACGTGTTGAAAAACATGAAATTCCCCTTTTAGGGCGCATTGCTTGTGGTAAGCCGATTTTCGCGGATGAAAACATTGAAACGTACATTGACCCGAAAGACGTTGAAGCCGATTTTGCTTTGCGCTGTGAAGGTGATTCCATGATAGATATGGGCATAGAGGACGGTGACATCGCTTTTATCCGTAAACAGGAGACGCTCAACAATGGAGACGTCGGCGTTATCGCCATAGACGATGAGGTAACATTAAAACGTTTTGTCCGCTACCCTGACCGCATCGAACTGCATCCGGCAAATCAGAAATACATGGCGTTAATTATCCTCGAAAGCGAACACAAGGATGTCCGGATTATTGGAAAGCTCGTCGGCTTTTATCATCAAGTCGAAAAAGCGAGTGTGAACACGCCTGCTTAAATAATTTTGAAGAGGAGAACGAATCATGAAAAAGGTCGAAGAAAATCCCGAATCCTATAGCCCTTATGATGAGAGGCCGCGTCAAGCGAATGTCAGACCGGCACACATTGAGTACCAGCAACAACGCGATTACATGGAGCCTCAAGGGCAGCATCCATACGAGGCAAAGAAGCCTAAGAATAAATTAAAAATCCCATTTATTATCGTTTCGGTTTTGATGGTTTTCTTTTTCTTTTTATTGGTTTCCGTGCTTTCAAAAATGAGTGAAATGGAGCTTCAAGAAAAAAACGTCACTGACGATTTCCCGGAGGTAAAAGAAGAAAAATACGTGCAGAAAGAAACACGTCCCGCGGCTAAGGATATCAGAACAGCTCAATCTGTTTGGGCAAGCAAAGACACTCCCATAAATAAATTTGACTATTACATTGACGGCGATGAGATATTTATTAAAAAATACAAAGGCTCTGATAAAAGGGTGAGAATAGGCAGCTCATACAATATTGACGGTAAAACGTGTTACGTCGCAGGCTTAACAGATGCAACATTTCTGTTTAGTCGCGTTGATAGCATTATCATCCCCGAAGGGGTGCGATCTATTGCCCATTATTCATTCAATAGCTGCGGCGCAAAATTCTTTTTCCTTCCTTCAACTCTTACTAATGTCGATGAATCATTTTGGGGATACTTCCACGAAGTCAAAAAAATATATTATGGGGGAACGCGCGAACAATGGGACGAAATATTTAATGTTGATCGAGGCGAATTAGAAGTCGAAGAAATTATTTTTGAAGCCAAGTCCGAGGACTTAAAGTAAAAAATCCGGTTTTCTCGCGAAAACCCCAAAATGCCGTAAATAACCATTTCGCTAACGTCAGCGAAATGGTAGAAAGGCTAAAACAACTAAAAAAAGATAACCCCAGGAGCATGGGAATTCTCAGTTTACACTTACTCCCATTCAGGAACCCAGCTTTTTCCTTCGCGAGTTATCTTTTAATAATAATAACAAAACTAGCGGTAATAGCAAGAAATTGAAACTTACTTTTAATTAAAAAACAGGCCGTCCCTCAAACTCTACCAAAGTAACCGGGACGGCCAAACAAACAAAAGCCCGGAGCCTTTGCTTACCTACATTTTAGCACAAGCCTCCGGGTAAAGGAGGCCATTATGCCTAAAAATGCTATTCTCAAGGTTCCCGACGGGCGCTGGCAGTATCAAGTGATGGACGCGTCCGGGAATCGGCTCACCATTAAATCTAAAAAGGGCGAGAGCAAAAAAGATTTCAGGCTTCGTTGCGATGCCTTAGACGAGCAAGCCGAAAATGCAAATAATAGCAAATTCCGAAACTTTGACGAACTTTTCCACGCTTGGCTGGAGCATCACGCAAAGCCGAATCTATCTTTGAGTGATATCCGCATGACGGAAAATGTTTACGAGCAGTTTATACGCCCCTATCTCGGCCAAAAAGAGCTTGGAGAGATCAGCAAGCAGTTGATATATCGAACACTCTCCAAAGCCGCTCAGAGCGTACAGGGAGGTGCCAGCAGGTCATACGTTGCCAAGATGAGAGGCGCTATATCAAGGCCGTACAACTGGGGAATTAGTTCCTTGGGACTTGATATCACAAATCCAACAATCGGGCTGGTTTTCCGCGTTCCGGATAAACCTAAACGTCAGCGCGTTATTACTCCTGATGACTGGGAAAGGATTCAGGAGGCAGCGCGGTATTCTAAATACTTGTGCTATTTCCAGCTCCTCTATCAAACGGGGCTGCGCCCTTCTGAGGGCTTAGGACTGCAAGCCGACGACATCAAGGACAATCAGCTTGAGATTAGACGCGGAATCACAATCTATGGCCAATCCGACCTAAAAACAGATCAGGCGGAACGCAATATCCCCCTGACGCCGGAACTCAAGCAGCTACTCTATAAGCAAATATCTGCGACGGCTTTCAAAACGTCAGAGCACTGGCTATTTCCAACAGCCGGAGGGCTTCCCGATATGTCTGCGGCTCAATCAGCGTTTGAAAGAGTATTAAAGGGCACAGCCGTTTATTCCCGCGGAGGGAGAAACAAGCTGAAAAAATTAAAGCTGCTTACCCAACCCGTTTATTATACGTTGTACGATTTCCGCCACACGTTCGCAACGAGAATGGCGGAATCCGGGATGCCTCTTAAAACTTTACAGGCCATCATGGGGCATAAAAGCATATCCACGACGATGCAATTTTACGTCGATGTTACCCCGAAAATGCTTGAAGAAGCCGTAGATTTTATGAGAATTAAAAGCGTTTGAAAAAAATTGCTACCAAAAATGCTACCAAAAATAAATTTATTCAGAGTTCGTATAAAATGAAAAGCCCCGAAACCGTTTGATTTCGGGGCTTTCAAGCTGGCGCGCCCAGTAGAGATCGAATCCACAACCTTCTGATCCGTAGGCACTTTTTTAAAATATCACAGAATTTGAATTAAAGTTTCAAAACGCCTTGATATCGGCCTTTGCAGGTTTTCCTGAATTTTGTAGTCTCGCCAGAATTTAGCCTTATTAAAATGCGATTGCTACCAAAATGCTACCAAAATATAAATTTAATTAGCGGGCGGGTCATCGTCCACATACTCTATTAACTCATTAACCGGAAGCCCAGTAAGGGCGCATATTGTATTTAATGTGCCCATGGAAATATCTTTTCCATACCGCAAAGACTTGATAGCTGCTTGCCCGATAAGGCCATCTTTGCGTAAGCGTGCTGTAGAGTAGCCCGCATCTTTTAGCTTTTGTAGCACATCTTTGTAAATAATCATATCTCGCTCTTTTTTGCTCTTTATTTATATCATTTTTCTTTGCTCTTATATTATCACTTTATATTGCACTGACAACAGTGCATAGCGCACAAAAAGATGCACTGAAATTTGTGCACTTTTACATGTTGACGTGCACTGAAATCAGTGTACAATAAAAGCATAAAAGCACTGAAATCAGTGCTAAAGAAAAGAAAGGCAATAGAAAATGAACACTGTACAAAGAAATTACTTAGAAGCAAAAGCTGCAAAAGAAGCCGCAGACAAGGCAGTAGCAGAATTTGAAAAATCACTTTTGAAAAAGTACGGGCGCAAAGAAAACGATATCAGCGATATCGAAGACGAAGAAGTTTTTAATCAGATGTGCAAAGAGATTGAAGAAGCAGATATAGAGTGCAGATTTTACGGTGATTATAGCTACTTTAAGAGCGCCGAAGATGAGCTGATTAAATGGGCGCTCGCTACTGTGCCTCAAGTAAAATTTGATGATAAATCAAAAAATCTGATTTTTAGGCACTGGAAATATAGGGCGCAGATCATCAGCTTAGCACTGCAAATCAAAGCATAAAAGCACAAATCAGGAGGATAAAAAGATGAAAAACGACAAATTTACAACTCTACGAAAACTCAGCAAAAAAGAAGCATTTGAGTTTTGGCAAAAGCACGATGCAAAATGGGCAAATGATAAAGCGGAAACTTACAATTATTACGAAACGGAAAATGGCGACGTCATTGAGCTTGGACGGCGTCTTCCCTATATCGAAAGCACCATGTACTATAATGACGAGCACGAAGAACCAAAGCTCGCATTTAAAAATTTTGAAAGCTATAATCTAAAGTATCATTTGCAGGAATTTGCCCCATTCACAATCGAAATTCGCGACTTGCGGCATAAATATGTGGCTGCTTTAAAATTTTTGCGCGATCACGTATATCGCGCGTGCTATCTCTCGCCCGACGGCTGGCCTGAAGCCTTTAAAGATGGCGACATTTTGCTCACGCAGGAAGAAATCGATATCTTAAATGCAGAGATCGAGAAAAACAAAGAAGATTATAAAAAACGCCTCAGAACCTACTGGAAAAAATATCAGGACAAAGTCACAACCTATGGCTACTGGGCTAATCGCTAAAACTTATAGCCTTATCTTTTAGTTTTGTGCTAATATGGGTATGCGCCGGTCGCCCTCTCGGGGGCGTGAATTGAAACGTTTTTTATTTTAGAAAATTCTATTGCCTAGATAATTCTATTTATTAGTTTTTCACTGATGCCGGTGTAAAGGCCCTCAGAAATGGGGGCCTTTCTTATTGTCATAACGAACAAAAAGTCATGCTAATGCCAGCTAAAACCGCCCTGAAATTTGTGCAACTTTAAAGCTATAATAACTCTTTAAGTGGTTGACTTTAGCTCTTAAAAGAGCTATTATAGAGGCAGGATAAAGAGAGCCTAGAGGCTCTTATAAAAAGAAAGGCAATAGAAAATGAAAAACTACAAACTCGTACTTTTTAATGATGGGAAAATCACAGTTGAAGCAGAAGGCACAGAAACGGAAATATTAAAATTTTGGGAAGATAACAAATCCGATTATATTAACTGGCTTAATGATAGCGACTGGGAAGACGAAAACGGAATCAATCAGGATAAAGAAAACTTTGACCGGGCGCTTGCGGCAGCCCCTCAAAGCGCGGAAGAACTCCAACAGATTTTTGATCATGAGCTTGATTATAGCTATTGGAAAATGGATATTGTGGAGGAGGACGCGGACAATTATAAAGAGGGCGCCACGCTTTACTACATGGATAGTGATTCATCGTATTATGCGCTTTTAGTCGATGACGACGAAAGCGAACCGCTCAAGCTGATGGATTTTGCCGACGTGCTGTTTATTAGAGACGATTTACGCGGCAGCAAATACGGGGACGAATTCTTCTTTGACTTCATCTTGCGAAATCGTACGGCCTTTAACTGGAAGGAATATCCCCGTGAACTTCTGCCGGAATTTATGAAAGACAAAATTATTCTAAAAATCGAAGGATAATTAGAATATAAAAAAGATAGTAAAATGTTTCAAAATGCCTCGCCGGTTCTCGGCGGGGCTTTAAGCAAGGAGGGAAACATGACTTTAGGCGAGAGAATAAAAAAAGCTCGATGGATAGCACGAATGAGGCAAGTTGACCTTGCCGAAAAAATCGGCTCAAAGCAAAATCAAGTGACGCGCTGGGAAACAAACAAGGCGACCCCACGAATAGAAACGCTTGCAAAAATCGCCGAGGTAACGGGCGTCCCTCTTTCTGAGCTTTGGTACGGAAACGATGAACAATAAAAAAGACTTGATTTATTGGCCGGTTAGGCTCACCGACGAGATGTCGAAGCGCTTTCCAGACTATCAGGCAACATTCAGGGATGAGCTAAAGAAAACAAATTTGCTCGCAAGCCGTAGAATAGATGAATCTTCGGAATTTGCGAAAAATTATGTCATGGCGCATAGCGGAATTGTAGTCTCATATCTCACATTACACGCAACGACGATGTGGAATTTAGAAAAAATCATCATCGACGTTGACGAAACGCTATTAAATGAGCTAACTCCCATCGGCGGTTTGCTTTCTGACCCGTTCTTTTATATACCTTATAGGTGCCCTTATATCGCAATGCCACACGCAATGCAAAAGGAGCTTGACGGCTTTTTTGTCTTTTTGGATGATATGCCGCGCATTGGCAAAGTGCTGCGTTTTTGCCTGATTTTTAGTAATGCGGTAGTGAGCGAATATTATGTAGGCCTTGAAAAATCCAAGCCTGTATCAAAAGTCATCGACCCTCGCCGTGATGATATTAAACCGCCTCCCGAAACAAAAATTTTAGGCGGGATGACAACGGCTGAAGCAGATGATGTTTTCAAAGACATTGAAACGCTTTTATCCTTAATCATGTATCTATGTGCGGAATCCCCTGACATTAGAGAGCGTGAAGTTGTATCAGGGAAAGCCAGAAAAACAAAAAAAGTATACGGGCCGACAATCCTTGACGCTGGATTTAGGATAGGCGCAAAAATAAGAGAGTACGAAAAAGCCAGTTATACCGAAGACCCGCAAAAGTTAGGCGGGCATGTAGCACCTCACATGCGGCGCGCGCATTGGCATAGCTTCTGGACAGGGCCGCGCGATGGAGAGCGTCACCTCATTGTCAAATGGCTGCCGCCCATCCCGGTAGGTGTCGACGATAAAAAAGAGATTATCCCCACGATCAGAGAGTTAGGCAAATAAAAAAAGCCCCGCCGAAGCGGGGCTTTTAAGTTAATCCGTTTGCACGAGTTCCCAGTCTTCCGGGGCTGCTCCGGGGTCTTTATCGGTATCTTTGAGCGCGCGATATTGCACGCCGCTCCACTCGATCACCGTGCCTTTAGGATACTTGGACGCGGGTGTTGGCTCTGCCGGGATGGGCACGCCCTCCCAGTAATCTGCCGCCTTCGCTCCGGTCGGGGCGTTTTCGGCGCTCGTGATGTGATCGACTTTAGCCCTTATCATGTGGAGCCCCACGCGGTACCAGTCACCAGCGTCCACGGATAGCCCGGGCTGCCACTCAGCATATAGCCTGATGGTATCGTCCTTGATCGTGTCCTGTAGCCCGCCAGTGAGCGCGAGGGCAAGCTTAGCTTTCCACTCTTCAAGCTCGCGCTCTTTGGCCTCTTTATCGGCGATAGCCTGCGCCTTTTCGGTGAGGGCCTGCGCCTTGTCTGTTTCTGCGACTTTGCGGGCCTGCTTCTCGCTTTCGGCAAAGGCTTGAGCGACGGCTCTTTCCTGCTGTGCCTGCTGCTTGCTTTTCTCTGCGGCCTCTACGTCGCGCTCCCACTTCGGGCGCGCCTGTTTGGCCTTATCCATGATAGCCGCTACGGCTGAGCTATCAGTATCACTCAAAGCAAGATCAATCAGGCTTCCTGTGCTATCCCACGTCACGGCGGTAAGCTCGCCACCGGAATCTCTCGTGATTTGTATTTTTTCAAGCATGGCTTATTTCCCCTCTTTGTTGTAAATTTTGGTATCGTCCCAGCCCTGAGACTTTAAGGCCGCGGCTCCAGCATCGTAGATACCCGCCGCAGAAGCCCCGTAAACGATACCCTGCACAATGTATTCCAAGTAATCCATCGCCGCGGCTGCGTTCGTACTGGCGGCCCACACAGCCCCCAGAACAGCCCCCATAGCTACGGCAATCCATGGGAGATATTTCTTGTCAATCGGCGTTTGTTTGATCAGCTGAGTGCCAATCAAAGTGATCGGGATAATAAAAGCGTTCCAGTCCATTTTTTAAATCCTTTCTTTTGGCTGCATATCTGTAGCAGCACAGCTTACTGTAAGAGCAAGCGCGGCTTCTATTCGTCCTGCTTGCAAGTGGTTGCCGTGGTTTTCTTTGTACGGCTCCCACAGAGCTTTGAGTGTGGCGCGCTCCTGCGGGTGGATAGTTCCACGCGCAAGGGCGACTTCCGCTATTTTTGTAATCTTGATACGCACCTGCGTCATTGTGAGATCGCAAATAGCGTCCAACTTCTCGCGCAATTCGCGTCGATCATTTTTTGATACATTTATAGCCTCCGCCTGCTCTCTGTTGATTTCCCGCTGGCTCTCTATGGCTTTTTGCTGCTCATCCAGAGTTTTAAGCGCATCGTCAAGGGCTTTACGATATTTTTTTATCACGGCCACAAATGGAGCGGCTACAGCACTCACAAGCGCTAAAAGCTGAGCCGCAAGCCGTAGCCACTCCATCGCCGTGCTTGGCCAAAATCCCATAGGCAATCACCTCCCCTTATAGGCGCTCGCTGTACGCGGCAACGCCTGCCACAAGTCCACGTCCTCCGGGGCACAGCTAGGCGGATGGGTTGCCCTCACTGGAGCGGCAACAAGGCATAAAAAAACGGCCATAAGGGCCGCAAGCAAAAGGGCAAGTGTTTGTTTTCTCATGGTTTCGCCTCCGTAACAATTTGAGCATTTTTGAGCATATCCAGCATCATTTTTGCTTCCGTTTCGCTTTTGCATGGCAGCGTGATATAAAAATGAGTTTCCGGCTCTTTTCCCTCCTCTGCCTTTTTTTCGGCTAGATAGTTGAGATTAAGGTCTTTTATTAGTTTCGGATAATCCTTAATGGCAAGGTTAAGGTCGGCGACACCGTTTATCCCCGGAATCTCGCCCCACCAGTAATGCTGCCAGATATTCGCCTCTGCGCGGACAAAGGCGTCCACCATGATAGCTGTTGCCATCTCAAAGCTGGGCAATTTCCCGCGGACAAAAGGCGCTGACTGCCATAGATCAAAGCGGCCTATCAGTTCATCTTGATAAAGTTTGTTGATGAGGTAGTCCTCGTTAGTATAAAACGCTGAGTAATAGCCCGCTTTCTCGCATTCCTCGCAAAAGGCTTTAATCATATCTGTACGTATTCGGTTGTTTAGCGGACGCCCCTGCTTTACTGCGTAGTCGTCGCTATCGTACTCCAAGTCGTAAATGAGCGGGTACGTGATTTTGCCTTTATGCTTATTAGCGAGAGCGATAAGCTCGCGGGCTTCCTGCTTCGCCTCGTCCGCATTAAGGGCATAGCAAAACCAGTATAGGCCGATGTCAATCCCCTGAGCGGCGGCCTCATCAATGTGTTGATGGATATACGGCTCTGCCCGGCCAGCATTACCCCGGCCATATCCTGCACGCAGAATAGCAAAGTCCACTTTTTCACCATGGACGCCTCTCCAATCGGCAACCTTTTTCCAGTCCACACGCCCCTGATGGGCTGAGATATCAATCCCATGAGCTACTATTTTTCTATTCATTTCCCTCTCCTTTCGGGCATAAAAAAGCAGCCCATATGGCCGCCAATAACCGAGTGTGTTACACCCTTGAAGTCCTATTAAAATTGTTTTCTGGATCCTGTTTGATCGTATCCGTAATAGTCAACGATCAGTTTTTTATTGCCTTGCTCATCATAATACGTCGGGAGTATAAATCCTTTTGAGCCGTCGTTTTTATACAAAGTCGGGAGTAAGTGCGGGGCGGGTGAAAGGGTGCAAGTAGCGATGGCATCTCCTGTTCCAGATTTGGTTTCCCCATATCCGCGCTTCTTTCCCCATACCCTATATCTCGCAGTACCTATAATCGGATAAGCTCCGGATAAAAACAAAAGACTATCTTCAGGCGTAAGGATATTGTTGATAGTTTTCCCATTCAGTTTACAATTCGCGCTGGATTCTTCAACATCGACTGAGCCAATGGAAGTTGAAGGAGCACTATACCAATCCCTCCTTGAAGTATAAGTAACTTTTATCCTTGGTTCAGATATATTAACGAGTTCAACATTTACTGAAATATCAGCTTCAGCCCTGTATGAGACGTCATAGCCTCCTTCCTCAGCGTCCACCATGTAAACAGTAAACATTTCACTAGTAGCTCTCTTATACCCATTAGCAATAATTCGGCCCATTTACACCACCTTAAACCAAATGCTGTTGGTCTCCCCTGTTGCCGGAGCGTCTTCCGTGCTTACTGTTATTTTTAGCCCCCCGCCTCCTTTACTTGCTGCCTCGTTGATAGCTGCCCACACGCTGGACTTATCCGTAATATCCGGAGCCTCTGACGCGCTGCCAATCCCGTCAACGGCGGTCTTATCTGCCGCGCTCATGAGGCCGGGAGAGGTTGGGGTGGCTGGGTTGTAGGTAGTGTCTGTGGCATTGAGGGTCCCGTCTGCAGCAATGCTGAGGTTTGTCCCCACTTTAATGCCGCCCAGCATTTGAGCACTGGCTGGCTTCAAGTCAAACTTGTTCGCCTCTGCCTCTATTCTGGCAAGTTTGTCCTTATCTTCCGCCGTATAGTTATTAAGAGATAGCCCCGGATTTGCACCGTCCGCCACCTGTACACTAATCTTCCCTTCTGCTGATACGTTTATTCCATCGCCCACTTTTACGCCGCCCAGCGTTTGCGCGCTTGCCGTTGGCAGGGTGTACTTGTTCGCCCCTTCGGCAATCCCGGCGAGCTTATCCTTTTCGTCGGTGGTGTAATCCTCTGTGCTCAGCCCCTTGCCGCTTACCTTGTCCACTTTTTCGTCCATGTCTGCCGTCTTAGCATAGGGCGTCAGGTCAGGCTGCGTGTCATTGTCTGTGCCCCAGTCATAGCCTGTGGACGTCTTTTTGAGCACTTGTCCGGTTGTGCCCCCGGCAGGGACTGCCGCAATCGTTACAGTGCCGGTCTGTCCGTTGACGCTCTTTACCTTGCCCGCCTCATTGAGAGCCGCGTCAAGGCCGGTAATGTCTGCCGTGCTGTGCTTGTGGACTTTATCCGCTTTGCTAGATAAATCGGGCTTGGGGACGCTAATCACCCCGCCATCGACGTTGATGCCGTCCCCGATCTGCACAATGCCCTTGCGCGTTTTTGTGGCGTCCGGTTGCACGGTCTGTGACGCATGCTCCGCGCGCTCTGCGGCGGTATTGGCGCGGGTAGTGGCATTTTCTGCGGCGGTCACGGTGCCTTGGAGGTTGTCCGCGATGGTCTGCGCCTGTGCCTTGGCTGTTTCTGCGCCGGTCTTTGCCTGTCCAGCACTCTGAGCGTTAGCGCTCACCTGATTCGCAAGCGTATCAATTTGCGTTTTAGTCGCATTGACATCCGTTTGCGCTGCCTTGGCGTTTTCCTCAGCCTGTACGGCGGCTGTTTTGCTGTTTTCCGCGTCACTGGCTGCTTTTGCAGCATTCGTATTACTTTGCGCGGCCTTACTGGCTGCGTCAGCAGCGTTTTTAGCTGAGGTTTCCGACGCTGCTTTTGCGTCTAATGCGGCTTCCTTTGCCGTAATAGCTCCGGCGGCGGCATTGCCCGCGCTAGTTGCTGCCGTTTTTGCTGCTGTTTTAGCCTCGTTAGCAGATATGGCACTATCCGCGGCGGCGTCTTTCGCCGCGTTAGCCCCGCTTTGCGCGTTCGTTGCGGCTGCTTCGGCGTTTTCTGCTGCTGTCTGTGCCGCTTGTGCCTTTTTCACGGCTTCGTTAGCATTGGTTTCAGCCTTTTCAGCGGCTTCTTTTGCGGCTGTGACTTCGGCGGTTGCCGTTCGCAAATTCTCTTCCGCGCTGCTACGTATACGCTCAATTTCTGTGAGCGTGTCCGTTTTGAGTTCTTCCGCTTTTTGTGCTGCAAAATCTAATATTTCTTGCTTCTCAGCAGGCGTGTAATAGTCAACTCCCGCCTCCGGTCGCCAGCGTCGGTTAGTGTTGACGCCGTTGATGTAAATAAAGCCATCGTCGCGTAGTTCAGGCATAGGAATCCCGTCATGCAACACCTGATCGATTTTTACATGGGCGTCGCTAATGTCTTTTGCGTCAATGATATCCTGATCTTGAGGCAGAGGCAGGCCATAATACTTCGTGGATTTACTCGCCATGATTGTTTCCTTCTTTCTTGCTTTCTTCCGGCGGGGTAAGGCCTGCCTTCAAGGCTTCCACCTCAAAAACAAGCCCCGCTTTATCGACTTCAAGTTGTGCTATTCGCAAGGCTAATTCGTTGATGACCTTTTCTTCTTTTTTCATTTTTTAGGCTCCTATTCTTAAAAGGCGCTGATCAATGTCCGAAAGGATATTTCCAAGTGATCTATTAAGAGATGATTCAACGAGATTGAAAAACGAACCCATAACAATTGAATTGCAGCTTATCGCGTCACAGGATAAAGTCTTCCCATTAGAGATATAAACGTTATCTTGTAAGGCAATCGGCGTGTTGACAACGATTTTCGCGTCTGTATGATTCGGGTTGAAACTGTGCCCATCCGAAAAAATGATGTAAGGCACAAATCCCGAAGCGCGCGAAGCAATAACAATGGATGACCCCGCGCTGTGTGTAATCTGAACGTTCTTGAGGTTCCCCTGTCCCGTCCATATGCCCGTCCCCATATACCCACACATCGCATTATCGTAGTCGAAAGCGATATGACCGCCCGTTAAGGTCGTCGTGTTGACCTTCCCTTCGACTATCCCGCTTGTTTTAATTACGCCCTCAATGCTCGCGCCCTGTGCCCAAAGTGAGCCGTCAGACTTGAGCTTGAAGTTCGGCGTTTTTGTTCCGTTAAGGTAATGCCCGGATTCAATAAAATCGCTATGTCCGTCATTTGTAATCGTGAAAAAGCTCTTGCCATCGTCAAAATTGAGAGAACGCGCATTCAGCTGCATCCCTGCAAGGTTGCCGGTCGTTTGTGAAGTTAGGTTAATCCGCCCTGCTGTAATATCTGTGGTCAGCGTGTTGATCTGCGTCGTGTGCTCGCTCACCGTCTGCTCGTTCCCTTGGACATATTGTTCAAGGGACGTTTGCGATGAAAGCGTGACCAGTTCAGCGCGAACCTTTACGGTCTCAATGACGCGCATAATCAGCTTGGATTGTGCTGTTATGCCTCCGCTCCACGTTTTGCCGCCATCGTCTGAGATACCCAGAGATGTCCCATCAAAGCGCCACAGCACCTTGGATTCTTCGAGCTTCGGCTTATCGTGCATGTACCAGTAAGACGCGCCGCTATCCTGTTTAACCTGTGTCGGGCCGTAAACACCGAGCGCCTGAGCCATGAGGTCGGCGAGTTGAGCCGTTTCCTGCTTATAGCTGCTAAGGTGCTTATCCGTGTATTTTTCCGCTTTGGCCGCAACAGAAGCGAGACGGCGAACGTTCGCTGATTTGTAATTTCTTGCTTGCTTTGTTTTGGCCTCGCCCTTGATTGTGGACTGCTTCCCAAGCTTAAAAGTGTGCTGCGTGATGTACGAAGTGACGAAACGTCCATCAAGTGTCTGATGACAAACAACATCCCCAAGATCAAAGGCTGCGTCACCGGGGTATTCTGCTGAGTAACCCGTGTACGAGATACCATCAATCACAGGCCACAACGCGCTGATCACGGCTTCGGAATCATCGTCTGCTAATAGAGCAAGCTCCCCAAGCTCGATTGAATAATCCTGTGTGCCCCACAGATGGTCTTTATACGTCAATCCAGTGATGGTTATTAACTCTGTGTTTTGATTGAATTTGTAACGTTCTGATGGAGTGATTGTGATGGTTTCGCTTTGCGAAAGCTCTGCAAAGCTTTGCCGCTTTAAAAGTCCCCAAGTTATCTTGTGGTCTTTCAAGTATCCCCAAGTTATTCCGGCATTCTTTAGCTCGCCATATGTACTCCTGCTTGTTATTCCGCCAAGCTCTGCCCAAGTTCTGCCAGCCTGCTTTTCGCCGCCCCAAGTGAGTTTTTTAGACCGTGCCTGTCCCCATGTCATCCCGCGAGGCCCTTGTATCTTTTTTAGCGTGATAATTTCAAGCTCGCCCATGCGGTTCATGTGAGCGTTCCCGCCAGCCATTGCCGCAATCTCTGCAATAGCATCACGGCAGCTCATACGCTCACGAGATTCAGGAAGCGCCTTGATGACGTGATTCATGTTGATTTGTGAGATCAGAGAGGCCGCCATGGGGACATGACAGTACTCGCATATCCGCTGCAACATGAGATAGTTTGTGGTTGGCAGGACAATCCCTACATCGCTTAGCGGCACATCAAAAAGTATCATCCGGTCGGACGCTTTTATGTTCATGATGGTGTAAGGCCGTCCCGGATGATCGATGATAAACACCCCTGAAGGTACCCATTCAGGCGTCTTGTCTGCTAGTTCAATCCCGGGATAAGGGATAACAGTTGCTCCATCTAATTGAATCCCGTTCCATCTGCCGTCATTGTTGTTTAGCGAGAAAGAAAGATCGGCAGCGTATGCACTGCCGATCTCAAATTCTCCATTCATGAGCGTGGAAGTGACCACAAGTGAGCCTTGAATAATTTCATCTATCCCTAGCTCGAATGTCTTACCCTCGGTTAGAATTGTTACCTTGCTGAAAAGCTTCCGGGTTTTTCCTTTGATCGCGATTTTGTAAGCTTCTGTTACATTCCACAATCTTCATCACCTCGAACTTTCAATGAACGTACACGAGACGTTCCATAAAGGCCCGTTTCTGCATGTTCTTGCTGTTCCTTCGATGAGCTTTGACGACCATTTTGAGACATAAACACGCAGGCTTAAACGCCCGACTTTCGGGTCTAAAATGGAAATTTGAAACTCTTTTGCATCGAAGTTTGAAAACAGCATTTGTGCTTCATACTGAGAAATCCCATGCCATTCACAAGCTATCTGTCTCGCCTTCGACCAGATGATATCCCTGTGCATGTTTCCGTTTTCAAGACGTGTCGAGTTTTCAGAATCCAGATCATCGCCTTTGACTTCGTAGCCGAAGGGTTCCGGCATGGGCTGTCCGTTGATAAGAAGAAAACTGCTAACCATTTATACGCCTCCAAGTGCCGGTTTGTTGAACTGCCGTGCCCGGCGCATCATTCGGCTTGTCACGGTTTCTTCGATCACTTCGTCGCCCACAACGACCTGAACCGGGATTGTAGCTTCAAAAGCGTCCCCGGTGCTTCGGCTTCCACTCAGCCCCATCTCGACAAGGCTCTGTTTAAAAACCTGCTTGAGCGTCCCTTCTGGCGCCGCTATCTCGCGTTCTGACTTGTGATCGCCAAGAATCCCTAAAAGGGGCTTGTTAGGCTCAAACACGCCGCCTTGCGCGTACATTCCGATAGAGGCTCCTCTCCTTTTATTAATGCGCAAATTATTTTGCACTCGCGCATTCCGGTCTGCCTGATAATTCCTTTGCCATGGGTCAAGAGGAATAGACGATTGAGGCCTGTTATAACTGTAAGGGTTCGGATTGGTTCCACCGCCCATCCCCGGGATTGAGCCTCCGGCTTGTGGAGGCGTCCAACCACTTATCGAATTTATGAAATTGTTCCATAACGAAGAAGCGATTTGTCCACCAACGTCAAGCAAGAATTTTCCCCAGTCAATCGCTTTAAGGAAACCTCCGACCTTTGCGCCGATATCATCCCACGGAAGGTCTTTAAGAAGTTTTTTGAAATGCTCGATAGCGCTATTAAATGATGTCTTAAGTTTTTCCCCGATGTCCGGCCAATCTGCCCCGTCAAGGAAGGTTTTTACGCAAATGTTGACGTTTGTCGAGAAAGTGTCCCAATCGAACTCATCCAGGGCTGTTTGAATAAAATCAATGACCCCAGTGAAGAGGTCTTTTAGCGTTGTTCCCAAATTCACCCAGTCGATATCGCGCAGGAAGCTATTGATACTTGACATCAAGTTTATGGCGGCTTCTTTGAAGCTAAACCCCTTGATTGAGCCGTGGATAAAATCAAGGACGGAATTAAATCCTGATGCCAGCGTCGAACCGAGTTCTCCCCATTGGATGTTGCGTATAGCTGTGCTCAGGCCGTCAAAGATTTTGAAGCCCATGTCATACCATTTAACACTACCGAGAAATTCTCTGAGGGCGGTTATAGCAGAATTGAATCCGCTCGCCATCATCTTGCCCATGTCTTTCCAGTGAATACCGGTGATTGAATCACTGAAATTTTTCCCGATTTTCTTCGGGATTTCCACCCAAGCATGATGATTCTCAAATAAGGCCGTCCCGGCATCAATAAGGCCATTAACCCCGCCGGTAAAAGATTCTCCGAGCTTATCCCATTCAATCGTATGGAAAAACGAATACAAGCCGTCTGAGATTTTTTGACCGAACTGTCTCCAATCGAAGCTTTCAATAAAGTCTAAAGCCATTCTAAAAATGGTATTGAAGCCTTCGGCGAAGGTTGCCCCGACCGTCAAAAAGTCAAGATTTTTGAAAATGTTATTTAAGATGACCGCAATTTTGTTCCCTAAGCGGTTATATTTGAAGGTATTCAGAAATCCATAGGCAAAATCAAAAGCTTTTTGGAGCGTTTTCCCTATCTTCGTGCCTATCGCTTTAGCGTCAATCTTCAAAATGGCCTGATTGATTTTCTTTGCAAGATCGCGACCGAACTTTTTCCAGTTTCCAATCTTCAGCGGTGTAACCGGGATAGACTTAAACACCGGCCCGGCAGATGCTCCGCCTCCGCCTGCTCCGCCTGCTTCTTCCGGGGCCTCTTCTTCTTGCTGCTTGTCCTTCTTGCCAAAGTTTAAGATTGTCAGCTGGTCAAAGCTCGCAAGGGTCTGCTTTAGCCTTTCTTTTTCTTCCCTGTGCTTTTTTGTCGCCTTTGCAGCTGCTGTCTGCCCGGCTACGTCTGCCTGTGTCGTCCCAGCTACAGCAATCATGACGCTTTTCTGCCCTGTGATCTGCGCTATAAACATAGCGATTGATGTGAATAGGCTTGTTACAGCAGCGGTCACTTGATTGATGATGGGCAAGGCGACCTGAATAAGCGGCAGAAACATCGACGCAAATGCGCCCTTTAAATTAAGCGCATTGCGGCGCAAAACGTTCATCTGATTCCCGAAGCCCGCAAACTGGCGTTCAGCCGCTGCGATGGAATCCCCAAGACTTCCGAATAAGGATTGAATCTGCGACATCACAGGACGGATAAAGCCGAGGTCAAGGAGCGAGCGAAAAACATTGCGTATACGTCCAGCCAAGGAAGCGGCGCCACTTTTAATCCGGTTCCCCAGAGATTGCAAGCCGTGCCATACCGTCCGAGCAATAGGCTCAATGACCTTTAACATCGCCTGTGCCAGCTGTTTAACTTGACGCTTCGTTTCCTCAAGTGCTTCTTCGCGCTTTTTCTTGAAGAAGTTGAATATTTTGGAAATGCTCCCTATAACCACTTTTGCCGCATAGGCAATCAGCGCGACTTTTGAAAACATTGCCATGAATGAAGTTAATCTTCCAGCAAAACCATTCATGGCTTTTTTCGCCGTTTCCAAAGCGCCCATTTTCGCTGCAATCTGATTATCAAGGTTAGCAGTCGGTTTCGCGTCCATGGCTGAACGCAGGCTTGCGCCTGTCTCTTCGGCCTTTAGCTTTAAAGCTTCAAGCTTTTGCTTAGTCGCTTCCAGCTGAGCATTAAGCTTTTCTCCCTCGATGCTCTGAAGCGGGTTTTCCTTCAGCGAGTTCATTTTAACGGCGATCTGTTCGAGCTTCACGTCAACTTCGTTAAGCTGGGCAGCATAGGGCTTCATGGCCGCTTCAAGGTCATCTAAAGCTTTCTGCTGCGCCTCAAGAACGGCGCTCCCTTCAGGATTGTAAAGCTTTAATCCTGCCATCATTTCAGAGGCTTCGTTGTATTTGGCCATGAGCTTGTCCAGCTCTGCACGAATCGGTTCAGCCGCTTTAGCAGTTCTCGCAAATTCCCGCTGTAAATCGCTAATGGACTTTAGAGCGATAGGGCTTTTGCCAAGATTAGCAAGCTTGTCATGAAGCGCCTGAACGGCTTCGCTCTGCCTTCTAATCGCTTCTAGCTCTGCTTCATGCTTGCCCTGTAGCGCTGCAATGCCTGCGGCCTGTTTGGCCTGCACTTCCTCGCGCTTTTCAATTAAGGAGTTCAGCTCCTGCTTTAATCTTGCAACGCTTTCAGCTTGTTCTTCCATGCTTCCACGCATGTTAGAGCGGGAAAACGGGCGAACCATCCTTCTCGCAAGCTCTGCGGTCTGAGCTAAAAGCCCGTTCACCTTATGTACGCTCTGAGCCGTTCCGGAACCATGGGCGCTGAGCATCCCGTCAATCTTAGCTCCGGCGACTTGCGATTTTGCTTCCACCTTATCAATCGTCGCCGTCACACTGGACATTTTATTTTTAAAGTCGGCAATATTTGCAGTGACGAGTGTTTGCAGTGTTTCAGATATCACTTTTTCGCCTCCTTTTCATCGAGATAGCCATGCTCCTTGCGCCATGCGATAACGCGCGCTTGCGTGATTTGCTTGTCTATTTTCCATTGCGGAATTTCTTCTTTTTCTTTGCCGCTTTCAGTGCCGATATTCCTGCGAATCCTCTCAAAAATGCTGGGGAAAGCGTCTTCTAACGTTTGCGGGAATGTGCTCGGCTCCAACACGGCCCGTGCAACTAGCTGCGCATGCTTATAAGCCACGCTAGATAGCGTAAGCTCCACAGCGTCTATAAGGTTTGAAAAACGTTCTTCTTTTTCTTTTTCGTAGGCGTAAATAAAATCGTAAATTTCCCTGAGGCTCATAGAAAGGAAAAGAGCGGGTGTAATACCCGCTCTTAACGCTTTAGGATAGATTTCATTTACCAGTTCACACGCACTCTTTAGCTTTCCTTGTCCGGTTTCGTCTTCGTCTTTGTCTGATTGTCGATCTGTCCCTGAATTTCCCGGTCGAATTCGGCAATCTGAGCCTTCGTAAAAAAACCGGAAACCTTCAGGATTTCATAAACAAGCAGACCCTTTTCTTCTAGCCCGAAACTGTCATATTCTTTGCCGTCAAGGGTGAAGCCGTCTGCTTCCATGTCGTCAATCATGGTATAGACATCTTTCAAAGCTATCCCATGATTCAGAGCTTGCAAAGAAGCCCAGAGAACAACGGAAATGACCTTGTAGAGATAGGACTTTTGAAACGCTTCGCCGAGCGAAAAACCGAGCTGATTCTCAGCCTCGATTTTTGCCTGTGTCGTTGCTTTAAGCTTATATTCTGTCCCCTTAACGCTAAGTGTGATGTAATTCTGCATAATTCAACCTTCCTGTTTGGATTGTTTGCTTAGGCCAGCGGCGCAATCGTCGGTTCGTCTTTTACGTCCTGCGTAGGGTAAATAATGATCGGGAATTCCAGCGCGTTGTTAGCCCCGGTGAAGGCTTCAGGAGCGCCAACCCAAATGCGTCCCTTACAGCTGAAACCCGAGTTATCCGGATAACGAACCCTGAACTCAAAGACTTTTCCTTCAAGGCTTTTGCAAGTTGCATAGTTCGTGCCTTCAGACTGGCCGGATTTCCCTTCTTCGTCTGAGCCATAAGCCGCAAGGAATTTCAGTTCAGAAGCGGCCGTCTGACCGGGGGCTGACGTGCCGTTCTTACCAGTAACGACAGAGGTGTCCACCATCGCTGGGGTCTGCTTCAGGGACGGGAAAGACCTCATGTTAATGATTTCTTTCCATTTTGATTCAACATTAGCTTCTAGCTTGGTCTCATGTGCAACAATACCGGGCATAAATGTTTACCTTCCTTTTCTAAAGTTTGTTTAGCGGAAAACGCCCATATTTTTCTGGTACGTTCCCTCATAAATCATGATTGAGCGAAACGCTCGAACATTCCCCGGAAGTGTTTCTTCTACCGGGGACACGCTCACCCTCTTAAACGCTTTGATGAACACGTCATCTATGGCTACATTTAGCTTCATGCGCTGCTCGGGGGTTTTGCTCCATGTGTTAAGTTGTACGCGAAGTCTCGTCGAAAATTCGGGATTGCTCGACGTGCTAATGGCCACGCTGTTTTGATCTACTTTCCAGCAGGCAATCGCTTTTTTATCAGTTATTCCCTCAAAGCGTTCAGGCCATCCGGGATACCATGTCGCAAGACCTGGATTAACTTTTTTCACGAGTTGGAAAATAAGCGTTTCATCAAGCATTCTCGCCTCCAACGATCTTTTTTGCGTACTTAGTACGCACATCATCAGCGACTTCGGCAAGCAGCTGTGACGCCGGGTACATGTACGGCCTTGCCTCCATACCCGGCCACGTTTCCGTGTATGTCACGCTTTCGTCCGGGTCTTTCGGCTGCCCATTTGCGGTGAGGCCTGACATACCGCGCTGCCCTGTGCCGTATTCAGCAAAAACAGCATGGTCGCAATTTGTGCCGAAGCTTCCGACGACCTCGTCGCCTTCGATTTTTGCAGCTTGCATGTGTATAGATTCTCTAAGCTCGCCGCTTTGCACGGGTGCAAGCGCTTTCGCTTGAGCCTCGCCTATCCCGGATAGCTCGTTCACCATGTCAATGGCACGATATCCGATCATCTCTTCCATGTCGGCAATTCGTTTTCTTAAGCCGTTGACCTGTACTTCAAAAGCCATTAGTCCACCTCCTTAATAAGCTGTAAGAGCAAGTGATCATGACTGTCTCGTTCGAGCTTCCCGACGATCTTATAAACCTTGCCGTTGTATTCGATAAAGTCTCCATTTTCTGCGGGAACTTTGTCTGAATACGTTAGTTCAGCGTCTTGACCGGCCACAAGTCCCCATTCTTTCGCAAGAACGGCGTCTGAAAGGATTTGAAAGTTTACCTTCAAAGTCCTTTCAACGTCTCCCGGGCCAGTCGTGACAGAACCTAAGCTGCCGATTTTTTCAACCTTTTTCCTGACTGCCACTTCCTTATCCTGAAAGCACTGCCGCTGAATCTTTTTGAAAATTTCCGGGATGATCATGGCCTTTTCTCGTCCTTGTCTAAGTAATACCGCAAGCGCACCTGTCGCCATGGGTGCAGGACGTCATAGAAGCGTCCAAGAACTGAATCAAGGCCTGTGCTCCTTGCTTCTGCGCTCATGGATTCGGCGGAAGAACGAAACGTTATACTTTGACGCCCGTCCGCTATAGAAGCCACTTCCGGCTGGTCTTTTGCGCGTTTCATGGCGACCGTCAAGTCTTCGTCAAGATAATCGGGGAAATTATTCTGAAAATAAAGCGCTGCCGCTTCCAAGAGAATAGGGTGAAGCTCCGCGGGAAGCTCCACCCTATGAAGCCAACCAAGAAGTTTGGCTTTAGTGATTTCCAGCTCTCGCAAGAGCTGGCTATCGAACTTAGCATCTGAAATATTCAAGCTCTTTTTCAGCTCATCGAGATCGGTCATGACTATTTCCCTTTCACTTTATTTGTTTTGTTTCCGGTTTCAGGAGTTCCGCTGACCTCAAAACCGAGTTCTTTCAGGCGCTCAGCGACTTCAACATCAGCCGTTTCTGCTTCGCCGTTTTCAAAACGAATCAGAGGCTTTTCGGCTTTGATATCCCATACCACCCCATTGCCTTTGATTTTGAACATGCTCATCTCCTTACGGCGTCGCAGTATCGCCTAAACCGGTGATAGTGCCGTGCAGGAAAGCCGGGCCATGTGCAAGCCCAATCTGTCCATAAAGCTGGAAGCGCTCAGACGCGCCAACCTTGGCCAAAGGCTCAAGGAAAAACACGCCTTTATTCGGCACGGCCTGAAACACCGGGGCAATAAGTCCAATGTCTGCAATCAGGATGGTATCGTCTGGCATGAATCTATCCCACGCAATACCGAGCTTGCAGAAATCCGTTTCAACGTCAGTGACATTCACGCCTCCAACGTTTCGAGTTGCAGGAAGGTTGAAGCCGAACTGTTTTGCGTAAATCTGCGAAAAAGCCTGCTTCTGCTTGGCAGAAACAAAAGCAACCATATTCGTAAACATAGCGCCGTTATTCGCCATTTCGAGGTACAACTGATTCAGGAGCTTGAGCGTCAGCACAGAGCCAGCGGCTGCAACGGTTGTCCCCTTAGAGCAGAGATCAATCATGCCGCGTGTTTTATTCGCGACATTATCCGCCGTTGACTTGGCAAACTTACCGCGCAAGAAGCTGTATTCGACGTCTCGCGCGACTTTAATGAGCTTCTGCTTTGTCTGCCAAGTCAGCTCATCCCGAGGGTTAGGAGCGTCCATAGCCGCATTGATACCGCTCATCTTCCCGCTGTTGGCCAGTTTAGAATACGTCAGATCGAGGACTTCCTGATGGATTTGTACCACGTTAGTTTCCTGTTTCCTAGCGATAGCACTAGCTGCTGGAGCAGTGGCCGAAGCCTTTTCTGAAATGTCCGGCTGCGTTGCTTCGGGGAGGTCGTAGAGGACGCCCGTCGGGAATTCGTCATTGTTCGTCTGCATGCCGCCGGTAAGGCCGCCGATCATAGAGAGAAACGGCGTCTGTGTGGCGTCTGCTGTAAAAAGTTCTCCTGCGTAGTTCGGGAGATTCCAATTCGTTCCAAGTCCAGTTACTTCAGGCATAGTTTAGTTTTCCTTTCATTTTTGTCTGTTGAAAAAATGTTCGTTCTTGATGCTGATTGCTTCAGTAAGATTGCCATCTTTCATGGCTTTGTTATATTTTTCCTCGTCTGTGGAAGCTGCATGCGTTTGCCCGGTCTTTGGAGGATTTCCCCTAAGCCGTTTATTCACCTGAAGCTCAACTTCTTTCGCCAAATTCTCAGCCAATGTGTTAATTGACTTTGAGCATGTTTCAGCGTTGGAATAATCAAGAAATTCCGCAAAATCAGGGGAAAGGCCGAGTTTCCCAAGCTCAATGACTGCCGTCGCTTTTAGCTCACGAAGGTTAAGCTCTTTTTCTCGTGCGTTAATCTTTTCCTCGCGTTGCTTGATGAGGTATTCAGCGCGTTCGCTTTCTTTCATTTTGGTAAGCTTTTCGGCCTCGCTAAGCTTTGCTTCAAGCTCCTCTTCCCATTTAGAACGCGCTGTATCTAGGGCGTTTTGAACTTGCCTGTCAAAAGCACTTTGATACTCTCGATTGTCCTTCAGCAACTGATTAAAATCAGGCGTTTCTTTCTTAGGCGTTTCTACCTGCTGCGCTTCTTTTTTCGGTTCTTCTAAGACCTGCTGTTCCACGTTTTCAGCTTCTTTTAGTGCCATGTTGTTTCCTTTCCCGGCGATTCATGCCCCGCCGTTAAAACCTATTTGTGCCCCCGCCGATTCATGCCCCGGCGATTGCACAGAAATAAAATGAGCCTTTTAACGCCTTGCTCAGGGCGCTTTGGAGGAGGTCAGATGATGAAACATCTGCTTGAGCCGCCCTCCGGGTGCGACCCGGAGACGCAGTACATCGCGCACGGCCATGTGGCGGCATGTTAAAAGGCGGGCATTTCTGCCCGCCCCTCCTAAGGTTGCGGCATTCCTTGTCATTTGCCGCTTTCGACAAAC